CATAGATACTTTGCTGCCCTGCAAGGTTCGGGTTGTGAAACGTCAACTTCCGTCGCTGGGAGTTCTGCGAAGTGGCACCGATAACTTGCGTGCTAACGGTGCCGACCGTAGTCGTCGAGACGGCCATTAGACCCTCTTGGCATTGGCCAGTTGCGTAAGAAGCTGGGTGTTCTGCTGCATGACCTGGGCCATCATAGCCAACAGATCTTTCATCTGAGCCATAGCCTCGGCATTCTGCTGGGCCTGCTGGGCCTGAGCACTCTCCATCACCGAGGCCTGTTTGATCAAATGATTAGCGAAGGTCGCGGTTGGGTCATCAGAGATTGAGAACGGATCGTAGTTCCAAACCGTGGCGTACTTCTCCGACTCGGCCTTGGCTTCATCGTCGATAGGCTCCATCCCTGGGGTTGGAGCGCCGAGGAAAACGATATCCTTCGGCTCGCCCTTGCCTTCCCAACAGACGATAATCGCCCCGTCTGAGAATTCTTTCCCTCCTTGAGAGACATGAGGCCCGCCGGACTTATAATTCCAGTCCGACGGGGACTTCGGATCAAGATGCAACGGGACCGGAATCTGAACCCTCTTCGATCGGCCGGTTTCCCGATCGGTCTGCATCTGCTCCCAGAAGGTTCCTGGGACGTTGATATAATGCGGTTCCATTAACATCCATCGGGCCATAAGGTCCTCCTAAACGATGCTGAAGAAAAGCACCCCGGTTACGGTGGTGACGGTTGCGTTGACGCAGACGTTGGCACCCGGAGCGGCACTGAAGTAAGCGTATTCGATATGATCCGCCGACGGTGCGGTTGAGGTAACCGACATAGTCGGGGTGACAGTGACGGTGGCGGTGCCGCAGGTAGCGGTAGTACCTGAGGAGATCGCGAAGTTCCCTGTGGCGGCGGTATTGGTGATGTGCCAACCACAGAAAAAGATCGTTTTCCCTGCTACGCCGGTGATGACGGTCGCCGAGGCCCCAGTCCCGGTGAACGGAGCGGTTTGGTTGCAAAGGACCGTATTAGGCGGTCCAAGCTGGGCCTTAGGGGCCGATGGCGTTAAGCAAAGCCCTAACGCCAGTAGGCCAAGAAAAAAGAGCTTTTTCATTACTGGATCCTATACCATGTGGCCTGGGATTGGTTCCATTGTTCCCGAGCGCAGGTGCCTGCGGCAAGGGTCGTAAGAGTCGCTGCCTGAGCCAAGGACTGGCCTGAGTTCGCTGCCAAAGTCACAGCGTTCGCCGCCCAGGCCGCGCCGGTGGTATTGCATACCCCGATGATTGCCCCGTCTGCAACCGGGTTCGGAGGCATGGTAATTGTCGCGGCAGAAGGCTGAGCGTTAACGAGTAGATGTCCTCCTCCCAAAACCGCGGTTTGGTTTGGAGTACCGGCCACGGTGAAGTTACCCGTGGTGGCTCCAATAGTGAAGCTCCCCGAGACTGCTGAAAGAACCGGAGAAGCTCGACCGCCCTGAGCGACGTTGATACAGAGAAAGTTTGATGGACCTCCCGGGCCTTGACCTACAGACCAACATTCGTTTCGCGAAAGCTGGTTCTGGGTAACCTGCGCCCAAGCAAGGCAGCCGAGGGCCATAAGGCCCCCAGCCACCAGGCCACCAAGCAGATGAGCAGATCGAATCCGCATGGTGAAATCTCCTTAGTTCGGGACCGTGACGCCAGGGACGTACCCCGACATGATGCCGGTGTTGCCCCAAGGCTGGTCAAAACGATCCAGCACGATCGTCGCCGCGAGCAGGGTGTTCGGGTTCCCCGTCCCGGTTCCGGTCGTGGTGATCTGGAGTTGGAGGTACCTCGGCATCGGCGTGCCCTGAGGTTGACGAGGGACATCGAGGTCACAGAGCCGACCACCCACGGCCCCTGCGGCTTGCTGGGCCGCACCGGACACGGTCGTGATTACCGGGCCTTGCGCGAAGGTCGTGAAAGCACCCAAGCCACCCGAGCCGTTGTCCGGTGCGCCCTGGATTAGGATCGTCGCGGTCGTGGTGCCCGCAGAGGTGAACCCGGTCGTGCCGATCACTTCCACAAGGAGCTTCATTGAGGGATCGTCACCGACACCGATGTCTCGAGCGCCACCGCCTGCGGCAACACCCGGGATAGCAAGACCGGTCGGGTTCGATGTGGTCTGAAGGCCCACGCCAAGGTCTACGACCTGGACGTTACCTGTCCCAGGACCCAAGGTCGTGGTCCCGGCCGCATTGGGCACCTGGAACCCATTGGTCGTCGGTGCGAAGGTTAGAAATGAGTCGAGAATCATGACTGCCTCTTAGGTCACGTTGGTTTCGTTGTTGAGGATCGCGTCGCAGGTCCGGATCGGGATTCCGCGGAACGTGGTGACCGGCTTCCCGTCGAACTCCTCGATTCGGAGAAGAACGTTGGTCTTGTTCATCGCCTGGAGATCGAGATAGGTCCGAACGAGTCGGTTGGCGTAGATCACCGTCCGGCCCATGTTGGCCCGGATCTGCGGGGTGTCGGAGGTCTGGATCGTGGTCGCGGACGCCGGAGCGGTCGGGAGACGATACAAGGCCCGAACGAGGAAGTTGATCAGGTTCGCTGCGCTAACACCGGTAAGAGCCGTGACGTCGATGTTCGCGATCCGGGCGGTGTAGCGCCAATCACGAAGGACGTACCCGATCTCCCACTTGAAGTGATCGCGATAGGCCTGGTAGGTGTTTCCGGCCGTGTCGAGAACCGGCCATTCGCCCATGTCTCGGTGCTGAAGCCCGGTGATCTTGCCCTTGGGGAAAGTCACGTGGGAGGTATCATTCCCCCAGACCGTGATCCAGATCGAGGTATTGGCGTTAGCCGAGCCTCCGGCGTTAAGGACGTTATTCGCGGTCTGAGAGTTCGTGGTATTGATCGTTGAGTACCGCGGCGCAAGGCCGGTAAAGCGTTCCGGGTTGACGCCTTGGTTGCCATAGATCAACGTCGCAGCGACCTGCTGCGACATACCCTCAAGAAACGCCATGACTTCCGAGAGTCGGAACTCCTGGGTGTTTCCGTTCAGATCCGCGATGTCCTTGTCGATAACCGAGTAGGTCTCCAGATTCCCGCAGGTATCGGTGATCTGCGCGGTGGTGGACTTCGCGTTCGGAACGCCGGTGTTCAACAACCGCCAAGTGGCCTGAGGCAAGCCGGTCCGAACGGTCGTCTTATGGCCGGTAGGCAGGTTGCCCTCGATGACGTACATGTCCTCGAGGATTTCGTTCGTCTGAGATAGAAGTTCGATGATGGTCGCGATCTTGTACCCGTCGTCCAGGCGCTTCGCCCAGTCCGCATAGGTGATCGCAGTTGTACCGACAACAGTCGTTGCCATGGGTTAAGCCTTCTAGCTTGCCCTCCGGGAAGATTCCGAAGGAAGGTTTGGATACATCGCCGCACCGGCCGACGGACGAGAAGTAGAAGTCGTCGGCTCGCCACGAACGTACGAGGTACCTTCAGTAAGCTTAGAAGCCAAGGCATATAGGACCCTAACAAAGGCCGGGTTGTCACCCGCGCCGGTAGTTTCCATCGCTTCCTTGAAGCTGCTGACTAACTTCGGGTCTTGCAGGCCATCTAAGGCCCTATTAACGGTCACGATCAACGGAGAATCAGGACCGAAATTTCCATCCGGGCCGAGAAGCTTCCCGAGCTTTTCGTCGGCCTTGAGTTGATCTCGCCAACCTTGGCGCTCAGCATGCCAAGCGTCATTGGCGTCCTTGAAGGTCTTGATCGCGTGCTCGGAATAAAAGTCAACGAGCTTCTGCGCGGCCTCCTGAGGGAGATTGAGTTCTTTGAAAATCTTCCCTGCGGCATCCGAGACCCCGCTGTCGAGTTCGTAGCCCTGAGGAAGGGTCCAGGCGGAATAGGTCTCTGGCGCACCAGCAGGCTTCTCCTGGGTCTCAGTCTGGGTTCCCCCATCCTTCGGCGTCGTCTCTTGGGTCGTCGCCTTCGCCAATCCAGTTCCCAGCGCTGTCGTAGTTTCGGTCGTCGTCTGGGTCCCCTCGGTCGACTGCGTTTGGGTCTGCGTCTGCTCGTCCGCCATTGCTCTGCTCCTTCATCATCTCTATGTAAAGTTCCGGACAGGCTTGCATGA